GCTTTGGGGTTGTCTTGACCCACAAGTCTGTGTTTGAGGCTATGCCGCAACCGTGGTTTGATGTAGTATGGGGGGCGGGTGGTCTAATTGGCGAAGATGTGCATTTTTGCGTGAAAGCCTTAGATCATGGGATAAAGACTTTCGTGGATCACGAATTGAGCCTCGAGATAGGACACATCGGGACGCACGAATACCGGTGGAGCGATGTCGAATATGGCCCTAAGCACCTACAGCGAACTACAGACGACCATAGCTAATTATCTCTCACGAGATGATCTTACTTCCGCGATCCCTGACTTCATCCAACTCGCAGAGATTCGACTCCGTAGAGATCTACGCCTGCGCGAAATGCTTACGCAAGCATCGATCACGGCGACAGGTGGAGTCTCGACAATTAGCCTCCCTAGCGACTTCCTGCAAGCAAGGGATGTGTACGTTGACTCTGACCCCGATTTCCCAGTTACGTTCGCAACGCCGAGCATCTTTATTCGGAACGGTCGGACGAACCAAAGTGGTGTACCAGCTTTCTACACGATCATCGGGTCATCGATTCAGTTTGCCCCAATTCCTGACAGCAATTACGACATCAAGATTCTCTACTACGCAGCCCCTGCGTTTTTATCTACGGCAGCCCCGACAAATCTCTGGATTACGACCTGTCCGGATGCACTCCTCTACGGGTCATTGGGCGAGGCTGAACCTTATCTCATGAACGATCCCAGGCTACAGACCTGGGGTGCGCTTTATGATCGTGCGATTGCTGCATTAACCCGATCCGACGAAGAGAGTCAGTATTCGGGTGTGCCTCTAGCCATGACACTTGCCAAGCGATGAGAATTAACTTTGGTGAGTGGTTGCCGGATCAACCAGGGGTAGCAGGAGCCCTTGTTGATGCCAAGAACGTCATACCCCAACAGGTAGGTTATGGCCCTCTATCTTCGCCTAGTGAGTGGAGCAATGCGGCTTCAGAAACGCTTAATTCGGTTGCTGCTGCGGCTGCTCCGGACGAGGCGGTAACGGTCTTTGCTGGCGGTGATACAAAACTCTTTAAGCTAGGCACGAACCTAAACCTTACTGATGTCTCGCAGTCTGGAGGGTATACAACGCCTTCGGATCAGAAGTGGCGTTTTACTCAGTTTGGTAATCGAGTGATTGCGGCTAATGGAGGTAATCGACTCCAGGGTTATCTCATGGGTTCGTCTACCCTATTTGCAGACCTTGGTGCTGCTGCGCCTAAGTCTAGGTATGTCACAACGGTCAGGGACTTTGTAGTTGCTGGCTTTAACAACGGTTCAACGGTCTACCCTAATCGCGTGGAATGGTGCGCGTTAGGAGACGAGACAAGTTGGACTCCTGCCGCGACAACACAAGCGGACTATCAGGACATACCTGATGGTGGACACGTCAAGGGTCTAACGGGCGGTGAGTACGGCATTGTGTTCATGGATCGCGCGGTTGTCCGTATGTCCTATGTTGGAAGCCCGCTTGTATTCCAATTCGACACTATTTCGAGGGGTTTGGGCTGCATGGAGCCCAACTCAATCATTCAGTACGCAGGTTCGAGCTTCTTTTTGTCTGACGACGGGTTTTATGTCACGAACGGGCAGGAAGTTAAGTCTATTTCGGTTGAAAAGGTAGATAGGTGGTTCTTTAATAACGTGGACATATCTCAGTTATCCACGATGTCTGCCGCTGTAGACCCGCTTAAGAACCTTGTCATATGGTGTTTCAAGACCGTAGACCAAACGACTGCGCTCTTGATCTACAACTTCAACCTCTCTAAGTGGTCGTACGCTGAGATCAACGCAGATACCATTGCTTCGTCGACAGCAATCACGACGACCTCATCTTCAGGGTTAACCTTAGAGCAGCTAGACTCTTTTGGTGGTCTTGATTCTCTACCAGCAAGCCTTGATTCCTTTGGTTATACGGTGACTTCGACCTTGCTAACAGGGACATTAGGCACAAAGATCATTGCGTTTTCTGGCTCTAACCTAACCGCGAATATCGTTACGCCTGATTTATCTCTGAACGACATGCCTTCAGTGATGACATTGATTCGACCTGTCATTGACGGCGGTACTTGTTCTGTACAGGTCAACTCAAGACGTAGGCTAAACCAACAGACAGACTTTACGGGTTCTACTTACACGAGCAACGACGATAACCGCATCGGATTACGTTCAGCGGGAACTTATCATCGGATTAAAGCAATACCTTCTGGCGTTTGGTCGTCTGCGGTTGGTTTAGATGTAACTATCGTTCCGCAGGGTATGCGATGATCTTCAGGACGCTGCCTCCGTTTGGTGGCGATCAGAGAGCCGTTGCTGAGATTGTCCGTGGCATCATGGACGGCAAGACAAATAACACCGGAACGGTAACGCTCAATACAGGAAATGCCACTACAACCACGATTACAGACGCGAGAATAGGGGTAGAGAGCAAGATTATTCTTATCCCTTACTCTGCTGCTGCCTATGTGAGTGGACTGCCCTACGGCTCTTTTTTCGACGTTAACGACCAAACGGCTGCAAGCACGACAGCATCCTATGCAGTCACGTTTTCCAATACGGATTTGAGCAACAACGTCTACTTATCAAACTCAAGTCGGATTAACGTCAGGGCAGCGGGGAAGTACAACCTTCAGTTTTCTGTGCAGTTTGCAAACGCTGACACGCAGATCCAGGACGCTGACTTGTGGTTGAGAAAAAACGGCACTGACCTTACTAACTCCAATTCTCAGTTCTCGATTCCTAATTCTCACGGCGGAACAGACGGGCACTTGATTGCTGCGCTTAACCTTTTTGTTGATCTCGTGGCCAATGACTATGTTGAACTTGTTTGGGCCGCAACAAGCACACAAGTAAGGCTAGAGTACATAGGGACACAGTCAAGCCCGACAAGACCGGCAACACCGTCGGTTATTCTGACGATGCAACACATCTCTGATGGGCCATTGGTTTACGTTTCAAGCGTAACGAACGGTTCTGCGACTGTTACGCACTATCCTAATTCAACGTCTGATATGACATACGGATATGTGGTGGTCGGATGAATGTGCAATACATCAAACAAGACGAGCTTAGGGGTGTCTGGCAGTACATCAAGCCAGGATTGGAAGTCATCCTTAAGAAAAGCCCAGAATCGTGGATACCTGAGGACATTTACTCGGACTGCTTTACGGGAAGATCACTTCTTTGGGTGTTTGTTGAGGATAACTCTGTTGTGGGCTTTGTTGTTTTGCAGCCTATCGGCGATAATTTGCATATTTGGTGCGCTTATGGCAAGGGAGATAGTCGTGCAGGCTTGGATCATGTTCTCGGCATTGCGAGAAGTGGCGGCGCGAAAACTATCAGCTTTGATTCGTGGCGTAAAGGCTGGGATCGCAAGGCTAAGGCGTTAGGTTTTAGACCCCGTAAGTGGGTGAGAGAGGTTTAACATGGCTGGTGGCTCTACAAACACGGTAACGAGAACCGAACTTGACCCGACAATGCGTCCGTATGTCCAGTATGGACTACAGGAAGCACAAAGGCTCTATCAACAAGGTGCGCCTGAGTTTTACACAGGCCAGACCTATGTAGGCCCGTCTCAGCAGACGCAATCTGCGCTCTCTGCGATGCAAACAAGGGCTATGCAAGGCAACCCACTTGTGCCTTTAGCGCAACAGCAGTTAGCAACGACGCTCGGTGGTTCTCGTGCTGAGACATTAGCAGGGGCAACCAGTCCTGTCTTGGCTAATACGGTTGCAGGTGGTTATCTCGGACAGAACCCGTACTACACATCTGCTTTACAGCCTGGGTTCCAAGCAGCAACAACTCAGTACCAAGACGCAATCAACCAGATGCGGTCTCGCGCTTCTCAGGCAGGACGTTACGGGACTAACGAAGCATTAATGAGTCAAGAGCAACGCGCACAAGGCGCACTTGCTAACGCGCTTGCAGGGCAGGCTGCACAGTTGGGTTATTCCGGTTACGAAGCAGAGAGGGCTAGACAGCAACAAGCACTCGGTATGGGGCTTGACCTTTACGAAGCAGAAAGAGGTAGGCAACAGGCGGCAATCGGTGCTGCTCCAGGTTTGGCTGCACAGGACTACACGGACATTGCACAACTTGCTCAGGCGGGTCAGACAGCAGAGAGTTATCAACAAGCAGCCCTACAAGACGCTATTCAGAGATTCAACTACCAACAGCAAGCACCTTATGCAGCCTTACAGTCATTCCTCTCATCTTCCTTTGGTGCACCACAGGGGATGCAGACGGTTTCGCCTAGTTACTCTAACCCGCTTGCAGGCGTACTTGGTGCAGCACTAGCAGGAAAGGCTTTGTTGTCGTGAGCGGCGTAGAACCTCTTATTGCAGCCGAGGTTATCGGTTCTACTGCTGCTGCTGGTGCAGCCGAAACCGCTGCTGCTGCCGCTGCTGCTGAGATGGCTACTGCTGCCGCTGCTTCTCAGGCTGCCGCTTCTGCTGGTACTGCTGCCGCTGCCGCTGGCACTGCTAACCCATTCTTAGCGACTGCCTACGGTTCTTTGCCTGGTATGACAATGGGGTCACAGCAGGCGGCAATGCTTGCAGCGCAGACAGGTGAGTTTGGTTTACCTGGACTTATGTCTACAGGTGGTTCTGCGACTTATGCTGGTGCTGGTGGCCCGTTAGCTAAAATGGCTTTTTCCTCTGGATCGCCTACGGCTATGCGTATGGGTATGCAAGGCATGAATATGATGCAGCAGTCAGCCCCGCAAGCACCACCTCCTCCAGGCATCAAGCGCGGACAAGTCCCGCAGGGTGTAGATTTCAACTCGTTGCTCGCTCAACCAGTGCAACGCAAGCGCATCTCTCTGTTGTGAGGGCAAGATGGACGAATACTTAGCTCGATTGTTTGGAAGTCAACCGTCTTACATGGGGCAACTCATGGGGGCAGACGACGCAGAAAGGCTTCGCCAAGAAGCGCAGCGTCAAGGTCTATTAGGGACGGGCATTGGTTTACTTATGGCTTCTGGGCCTTCTGCACAACGCCAGAATATCGGGCAGATTGTTGGTCAGGGGTTGATGGCTGGGCAGCAAGCCTACCGTGGTGCAATGCAGCAAGCGGTGCAGGATAGGATGACTGGATTGCAACTTGCTGAGATGACTCGCAAACAACAAGCAATGGAAACTGCTAGAAAAGAGTTGCCTAAGCTTGTGCAAACCACCGAGGCTCCTGGAGCGCAAATTCCTCTTCCGGCTCCAATGGATGAAGAAGGTAATGTCATGCCAGAGGCGCGTATGCCTGGGCAGATTACGCGAGCAATTAACCCGCAATCTGCTGCCGCGCTTCGTCAGGTGTTAGATCCTAAGCAATACGCAGACCTAATAAAGGCCGCAGAAACAGAGATTGGCATTAACGCGCCACAGTACAAGATAATTGGCAATCAGGTCGTTGCTATTGCGCCAAATCAAGAGCCGAGAGTAGTATTTAGCGGCGAAAGAAATCTTACATTCCAATCAGTAGATGGAAAGGTTATTGGTTTAGACCCAGCCACAGGCCAAAAGGTTGTTGAGCATAAGGTAGGCGGCAAAACAGGATTAAACGAGATTGGTAGAGTTTACGCAGCCGTTAGATTTCCTGGCGTAGAAGAGGCAAATCTTAGCGGAGAGCAATTAGCCGAGGCTTTCAATTACTCGCAAATGCCAAATGCTATTGATGCAGCAAACGCCGGTCAAAACAACTTACGATTGCAGGCAGAAACAGGCTTAACAGGGCCAGTACCTCAAGCTAGACCGGCTCTTGTGGCTCCGGCTAGGCAAACGACTCAACCACCAGCAGTTAGGCCGACACTTCAGCCAACCGCACAACCTGTTGCGCAGCAGGTTCAACCAACGCCACAAGCCGCTCAGCAACCATCTCAAGCCGCTCCACAGCAAGCATTGCCAGCACCATTGCCAAACGAGCCTGCTTATACACAATCAACGGTAGATAACCCGACTGTTGTAAATGCGGCGATACCTGCAAAAATGCGTAATGAGTTTAAGTCTAAGCAACCGCAAGCAATGAACGCAACGGTATCAATGCTCAGGACTTACCGCGATACGCAAAACGACATTAGAAATTTGATTAATAATGATGCTGGATTGAGAGCGGCTTCTGGCTTTGGAGGCGAGTTGATTTCTGCTGTTCCTGGAACTGAGGCTGCCAATGCAAAAGCAATCCTTGATAAGTTAAAGAATCGCAGTTTTGTAGCCAACATCAACGAAATGAGGGCTGCATCTCCAACGGGTGCGGCTGTTGGTGCGGTTACAGAACGAGAAGGCGCGAGGTTTGAAAACCTTATTGCTAGCCTATCTCAAGCGCAAACATACGATCAGCTTAAAAGGCAGTTGGTTGAGCTTGACAATTTCTTGTTGGAAACGTCTGGTGCTACCAAAAACGCTTACGAACAAGATTTTGGGCGAAACCAAACAATTAACAGCGTTTTCTCGCAAATGCCAAAGGCTTTGACGCAGCAACAAGTTACCCCTGGTGATCTTGGTAGTGCCGCTAGGCAAGAGCTTGAGAGAAGAAAGCAAAGGAAATAGTGATGGCTATTGATCTAAGCAAGCTATCAGATGCAGACCTTGAGGCGTTAGCCAATAACGACTTATCTAAGGTTTCTGATGCTGGTCTTAAGTACATTGCTAGACGACAACCAGTAGATAGGCCTATAGAAGAGCGTGTCTCTCGTATCCCTGGGCTTGTGGCTAGAGGTATGGCCCCTTCAATGATGGGTGCTGCTCTTGGTGCTCCTCTTGGCCCTGTAGGTATGCTTGCTGGATCTTTGGCCGTTCCTGCTGCTGAGTTAACTTCACAGGCTTACAACGCGATAGCCCCAGAGGATTACCAGTTAAAAGTAACACCTTCTCAAGCTATTTCTAACCTGCTTACGCAGATTGGTTTACCGCAACCGGAAACAACGCCAGAACGCATGATTACGCAAGGATCTAGCGCATTAGGCGGTACGGCTGCGTCAATACCTGGTTTTATGCGTTTAGGTCAGGTTGCGGCAACTCCAACGGGTAGAGCGGTTTCTACGCAAATGGCTGCTGCCCCAGGTTCTCAAATGGTTGCCGCTCCTGTAGGTGCTGCGACAGGCGAAGCTGTAGAGAGCGCAACAGACTCACCGCTTGCTGGCATGTTTGCCAACATTGTTGCGGGTGGTGTTGCTGGTGCTAGGCGTGGTGAGAAGCCTCAAGTTCCAACAAAAGAGTCGGTTAAAGACGCTGCTAGGGCAGCTTACGAGGTTGCCACTTCTGCCGGCGTTATCGTGCAGCCTAATAGCTTTCAAAAGCGTTTAACAGACATTGAAACTACCGTTAAGTCTGCTGGTTTTGATGCAGACCTGCATCCTAAAGTAGCGGCTGTCCTTAGACGCTTTCAGACTGAAGGGCAAACACCTAAGACATTAGACGAGTTAGAGATTCTGAGGCGCGTTGCAAGCAGTGCTGCCGGATCGTTAGAAAAAGACGAGCGCAGGCTCGGCCGCATGATTATTTCCAAGCTGGATGATTACGTTGAGAATCTTGGTCAGGCTGACTTGATTGGTGGTAATGCGGCTGCTGGGTCTACCGCACTTAAAACAGCCAGGAACTTATGGTCGAGAAGCGTTAAGACAGAGACGCTAGACGACATCATAGAAAAGGCAACGACTTCAGCTTCTCAGTATTCGCAGTCCGGCATGGAGAACGCGCTTAGGACGCAGTTTAGGCAGTTAGCAAACAACAAAAACAGGCTAAGTCAGTTTAATAGCGAAGAGCAGGCGGCTATCAAGTATGTTGCTCGTGGTGGCGATATACAAAACGTCCTTAGATACCTTGGCAAGCTAGCTCCAACAGGCGTTGTATCTGGTGGTTTATCTACTGGAGCGGGTTATTTGTTTGGCGGGCCTCTTGGCGCAGCCGTTCTTCCTACGGTTGGGGCTGCATCTAGGTTTGGCGCGGAGCGAATGATGCAGCAAAACGTAGAGAATCTACGCAATCAGGTGCTTATGGGTAGGCAAATAGGCCGAGGAACGCCTACAATCTACAGTACGCCAGCAGCAATGCGCGGCTTGCTGTATTCGAATCAAGAGGCTGAGTAATGGCTAAGACGAAAATAAGTGAGTTTTCCTCAACTCCAGGCAATAACACCGACATAGACGGTATCGACATTGCCGAGGGTTGTGCGCCTAGTAACATCAACAACGCTATTCGGGAGCTGATGAGCCAGCTTAAGAACCAACAAGCTGGACTTGATGGCGACACCTTTACAACGAACGATGTCCTTACGGTCTCAGGTGTTACGGCTAACGCAGGCCGAGTAAGACTTGGTGAGGATGCAGACAACGGTTCTAACTACACGGAACTAAGGTCTGCTGCGTCGCTTGCGTCCAATCTCACGTTTGTGCTTCCCTCTGCCGATGGATCTGCGAACACGGTTTTAGCGACAGATGGTTCAGGTAACTTATCGTTTTCTGCAATCACTGGGACGGGCAATGTAGTACGAGCGACTTCTCCAGCTTTAACAACGCCAGACCTTGGCACACCTTCAGCGGCAACCCTTACAAATGCTACTGGCCTTCCTATCGTTGCAGGTACTACAGGAACTTTGTCTGTAGCGCGAGGCGGTACGGGGGCAGCCACGGCAGCAGACGCAAGGACTAACTTAGGGGTTACTGAGACAGGCCAGGATACAACCTACGCCTTTAGGTCTAACAACCTCTCTGATCTTTCTTCTGCCTCGTCTGCTCGCACAAACCTCGGTCTAGGAACGATTGCAACGCAAGCAGCATCAAGCGTTTCTATTACAGGTGGGTCGATTACAGGAATTACCGATCTAGCGGTTGCTGACGGTGGCACAGGCGCATCTTCTGCTGCCGACGCTAGGACGAACTTAGGTGTTACAGCGACAGGTCAAGACACGACGTACGCTTATCGGTCGAACAACCTATCTGACTTAGCCTCTGCTTCTACAGCGAGAACGAATCTCGGTCTCGGAGACATGGCTACGCAAACCTCTAGCTCGGTCTCCATCTCTGGAGGCTCAATAACGGGCATTACAGACCTTGCTGTGGCTGATGGCGGTACAGGTGCATCTTCTGCGGCAGATGCCCGTACGAACCTCGGTGTGCCTTCATTGACGGGTTCTGGTGCTAGTGGAACCTGGGGGATTGATATTACGGGTGCTGCTGCAAGCGCGACATCCGCGACAAGCGCAACCACGGCGACTAATCTTGCGGGTGGTGCTGCTAACCGAATAGCCGTACAAACTGGGTCTGGGTCGACTGATTTTGTTACCGCTCCGACAAGTTCAGGTACTTACTTAAGTTGGAACGGCACTGCGCTTACCTGGGCGTCTCCCGCTGGAACGGGTGACGTTGTAGGCCCATCTTCCGCGACAGCTAATCAAATCGTATTGTTTGACGGTACTACAGGGAAGTTAGTAAAGGCGGCGTCTACAACGGGCGTATTGAAGGCTGTAAGCGGTGTTATTTACGCAGCCACATCAGGTACGGACTACGCTCCCGCAACATCAGGGACAGGGATTCTTAAGGGTGACGGTGCTGGAGCCTTTTCGACTGCTTCTTCTGGCATTGACTACGCACCTGCGACAACCGGAACAGCGATCTTAAAGGGTAACAATGCTGGTGGGTTTGCTAATGCTGCTGCTGGTACTGATTATGTTGCACCAGGGGGAGCGTTAGGGACACCTTCTTCCGGTACGCTAACCAATGCAACGGGATTACCTTTATCGACAGGCGTAACTGGAACCCTTCCGGTCGCTAATGGTGGGACGGGTCAGTCATCGTATACAGATGGTCAGTTGCTGATTGGTAATACATCGACAGGCTTGCTAAGTAAATCAACTCTGACTGCTGGTTCTAACATCACTATTACGAACGGCAATGGAAGCATTACGATTGCTTCTACTGCTTCTGGTTCTGGTGATGTTGTAGGCCCATCTTCATCGACTGATAGCCAGATCGCGCTTTTTGATAGCACCACAGGAAAGCTAATAAAGGCTGCAACAACCACGGGCCTGCTAAAAGCCTCATCAGGCGTTATAGCTGCGGCAGTATCAAGCACTGACTACGCTCCTGCAACAAGCGGAACATCTTCTCAGTTATTGGGGAGCAATGGAACTGGTGGATTTAGCAATGTCACAGTAGGTTCCGGCCTTACTTACTCTGCTGGAACCTTGTCGGCATCAGGTGGTACTGGCGATGTTGTTGGCCCTGCTTCTGCGGTTGATAACGCTTTTGCAAGGTTTGACGGAACAACTGGAAAGCTAATTCAAGGCAATACATACGCAAGCCTTTCTGATGCTGGTGCGGCAATCTTTGGCGATTCTGTTTCTATTCAACAGGGAACAGGAAACGATCCGTATCTTGAGCTTTACTCTGCCAACGTATCCGGCATCAAGATTCTAAGATTGAAGGCTAACTCCTCTCAGTCAACTTCAACAAACACCTACACATTCCCTACAGGCTACGGATCAAACGGGCAGGTTTTAACCAGTAACGGGTCTGGTGGTTTGTCTTGGTCTACCGCATCCGGTGGTAGTGGCTTTAGTCCTGTGACAGCAGCAATGATTTTCGGATAGGAACAAACATGGCAGCTCCAAACCTACTCTCACCGACAACCATAAACGGCAAAACCGTTACGGTTGACTTATCTTCCACCTCTGCGACTTCGATCCTTAGTAACGCTGCAAGTTCCGGCAAGGTCTTGAAGATCAACTCGCTGTATGTCTCTAACGTAGACGGAACTAGCAACGCAGAGATCACGATCAATTACTACTCTGCTGCTGCGCTAGGTGGTACGGCCACACAGATAGCGTCTACGGTTGTAGTTCCTGCTGACTCTACTTTGGTAGTGATTGATAAAGACGCTTACATCTACCTAGAGGAAGATCGCTCATTAGGTGCTACGGCTGGAACGTCTAGCGACTTGAAGGTTGTTTGCTCTTACGAAGATATTAGCTAGGAGTCGCCATGCCTAGAGGTAACGGCGGGATAATCGGCCCCGCAAACATCCCAAGTTTAAGTTCAGCCAAGGGTGTCTGGTCACTGACAGAGGCGCAGTTAGCACGTAGCCAAAATATTTGGCCTTTGTATACCACGACTATCGCTGTTGAGTACCTTGTTGTTGCTGGTGGAGGTGGTGGTGGGTATGGAACAGGTTCCGGAGCAGGCGGTGGAGGTGCTGGTGGTTATAGAACAGGAACTGATCCTGCCGTTTCGATTGCAACAAATGTAACTCTTACTGTTGGTGGTGGTGGTGCTGGGGCAACAAGTTCTGGCGGTATGGCGAACGGTAGTAATTCTGTATTTAACACTATTACGTCTGCTGGTGGTGGGTACGGCGCAACACGAAGTGGATCAAGCCCAGGCGCAAATTCAGGTGGTTCTGGCGGTGGTGGGCATTATGTTGTAAACGCAGGTGCGGCAGGGAATACGCCAAGTACAACTCCTTCACAAGGTAGTAATGGCGGGAATGGGGGTGATTCCGGCGGCGGTGGGGGTGGAGCAAGCGCAGTGGGTGGCAATGGGCCATCATCGAACGGCGGCGCAGGAGGCGCAGGATCAGCAAATTCAATCAGTGGTTCTAGTGTTACATATGCTGGCGGTGGTGGCGGTGGTTCATACAATGGAACCGGCGGTGCAGGCGGTGCAGGCGGTGGAGGTGCTGGTGGTAATGGTTCTCCAGCAACAGCAGCAACAGCAGGAACTGCAAACACTGGCGGTGGTGGAGGCGGTGCGAATTCTGGAAATTCAAATGGTGCAGCAGGAGGCTCTGGCATTGTCATCCTGAAATACTCAGACGCTTACTCTATTTCCAATCCTGGCGGTGGTCTTACTTACAGTACAAGCACATCAGGTGGATATAAGATCACATCGTTTACGGCTGGAACCGGCAATATACAGTTTGCATTATGAACATGCACCATTTATTTCCTACGCCTGTAGGATTCTTTGAGTTAGGAAGGGAACTTACTGACGAGGAACTTTTCTTCGTTCGTGAACTACCTACCCGTCCTAACATGGGTAATACAACCTCAACCAATAACTTTGTACTGCGCGATCCGGTTATGACGGGGTTACGTTCATGGATTGAGGACTGTATATCTGAATACTTCAAAGCCACTGCTAACCCAAAGCACGATGTTAGCCTGAGAGTCACGCAAAGCTGGTGCAACTACTCGGAACATGGGCAATACCATCACAAACACGCACATCCTAATAGCTACATCTCAGGCGTGTTTTATGTGCAGACTAATGCTGATGACAGGATTTATTTTTACCGTGATGGCTGGCAGCAAATTAAGTTCCCGCCTGAGTCATGGAATTCGTACAACTCAGAGTCTTGGTGGTTTGAAGCAACTGTCGGCAAGCTGATTCTGTTTCCATCGTCACTGACGCATATGGTTCCTGAAGTCAAAGGCGATGACACTCGGATTAGCTTATCGTTTAACACCTTCCCTGTCGGTGTAGTCGGGGAAGAAATGGACTTAACTGGACTTAGGCTGGAGGCATAGATGGGCCATTACGCCTTTTTAGATACAAACAACATCGTTACTGAAGTCATCGTTGGCAAAGACGAAGGCGAGGAAGGTATTGATTGGGAAGTACGCTACGCTGAGATAAGAGGACAACCTTGCAAGCGTACAAGCTACAACACCCAAGGCGGTCAGCATCCTAACGGGACACCGTTTAGGAAGAATTACGCAGGCATTGGTTACACCTACGATCCAGTGCGGGACGCTTTTATACCGCCTCAACCCTTTGCTAGTTGGTTATTGAACGCTGGCTCATGTCTCTGGGAAGCTCCCGTTTCTATGCCAACGGACGGTAAAATGTATCAATGGGACGAACCAAGTGTTAATTGGATTGAGATGACATGACACCTGAGCAGAAGTCAGACGTACTCGTAGAAGCTGCTAAAGCTGCTCCTCCTGTAGTGATTACAACGGCTGTGACCGTTGGCGGTCTGACTCTGAACGAATGGGTCGCTATTGCTACCCTGCTCTACATTGTGTTACAGTCCGGCTGGCTTGTCTGGAAATGGTTCCATGCCATAAAAGATAAGAAGAATGAAGCACAATCTTCCGATAGTTAAAGTAGTTTGGGAAGATGCCTGCCACGACACTCTGGGTTGGGGTGATAGCCCAGAGAAAGCCAAAGAGTTTCAGGTTCCGCTTGTTGTCTCAGTAGGGTTTTTATTAGCAGAGACCGAGCAGGGCGTGAAAATTTGTCAGTCATTGACTGACGATGCAATTGCTCAATCTTTGGTCATTCCTCGAAAGATGATCCAGAGCATCGAGCGAGGGGCTTGCCGGTGCGTAAGAAATCCGAAGATGAAGAGTTCATCAAAGTCTGGAAAGAGTTAGGCAGTCCATCACGCATTGCCGAGCGTCTGGGTATTGCGGTTCGCAACGTCTACGAAAGACGGCGGACAATCGAGAAAATCCACAATATCCTACTGCCAACCAAAGACGGTCGTTTCACCATACCTGAGAATCGCAGGCGAGCAACCCTAGAAATTGAAGGCTATGTGCTTGTCTTTAGCGACGCTCACTTCATGCCTGGAGAACCATCTGTAGGCTTCCAAGCCCTCCTGAAACTCATCAAGACATTAAAGCCTAAAGCGGTCATTGCAAACGGCGACATCCTTGATGGCGGGACTATCTCCAAGTACGGCGCGATGGACTGGGAACCCGTTACAAACCTTCGTGACGAACTTGAGGCAGTCCAGTGGCATATGGATCAGATCGTAAAGGCGTGTAAGGGTCTAGGAACCTTCCTGCATCGCACGACGGGTAACCATGACATTCGGTTTGACAAGCGACTGGCGGGCGCGGTTCCTGAGTACAAAGGGATTGCTGGAACATGTCTTAAAGATCATATTCCTGAGTGGTCTGTAAGTTGGTCGGTGATGGTAAATAACCTTTGTATGATTAAACACAGGCTCCAACACGGCGGTATCCACTCAGGATATAACAACACGTTGAAAGCGGGGATCTCTACGGTCTCAGGGCATACTCACCTCTTGGAGGTTAAGGGATGGGGCGACTACCGCGGGAGAAGGTACGGGGTCTCCACGGGAATGCTTGCTGATCCTGACGGAAACCAGTTTGCTTACATCGAGGATAATCCGGTTCCCTGGTGTTCAGGGTTTGCTGTCCTGTGTTTCAGGGATGGTTTACTCTTGCCTCCTGAACTCGTCGAGGTTATCGAGGGCACTGCTTACTTTCGAGGTCAAGCATGTTAAGTTTGCAATGGATGCCATAGAAATCATTGCAAGAATCTGGCCTATTTTGGTCGGTTTTGTAATGCTCGTGGTTGTTTTGGCTAAAGCTGACAACAGAATTGCTGTGCTTGAAGAAAAAGTCAAAACCTTGTTTGATTTGATAAATCGTAAAAATGGCTAGCTTTGAATCTGCTTTCGACAAGATGATGGAGGACGAGGGGGGTTACGTTCTCCATGAGGTTAAAGGAGACCGAGGCGGTCAGACCTACGCGGGTATTGCTCGCAAGATGCACCCCAAATGGGAGGGCTGGCAGCATATTGACTACCAGGAAACACCTCCCACACAGTTAGTCCGAGACTTTTACAAAGAAAACTTTTGGGACAAGATCAAGGGCGACGATTTAACGCATGACGTTATAGCCTCGTCCATCTTTAACTTTGCTGTTAACGCTGGCGTTCCCGTGTCCATCAAACTTGCCCAGATATGCGTCAAAACGGCCCCAGATGGCGTTATTGGCCCTAAGACCATATCAGCACTCAACCAAGCTAATCCTGAGCTCTTCGTGGCTTATTTCGCGCTAGCAAAACTCGCTCGTTATCGTGACATTGTGACGCGAGATAGAAGTCAGATGAAGTTCCTCCTTGGTTGGATCAACAGGACGCTCAAGTTATGAACCTGCTAGGAATCTCCTCCATTGTTGATTCGGTTGGTAAGGTCATCGGAGACTTGCATACGTCCGACAAGGAACGCATGGAGCTCGAGCTCGAGGCCAAACGTATCGACCAAGCAATAGACCTCGGTCAAATGGAAGTCAACAAGGTCGAGGCTGCTAACCAGAATATGTTCGTTGCTGGCTGGAGGCCTGCTATCGGTTGGGTTGGTGCTGGCGCAATGTTCTACCAGTTTCTTCTCTACCCTCTTTTGGTCTGGGCATGGACTTGGATGCAAGCAGAACAGATCGTTCCGCAAGAGGTAAAGCCTCCTCCGATGCTGGATACCGACGCTCTATGGGTTATTTTGAGCGGGATGCTTGGGATTGCTGGCATGAGGAGTTTTGAGAAGAGTCGCGGTGTTGCGCGGTAACTTCGTCTCTCACCATCTGGCCTATCTTGTCCCCATGTATCTTGTCGATCTTCTCAATGATTGGTAATCGTTTGTTCTTAGGTAGCTTTAAGATCATCTTTGCCCAATCCTGAACGACAAACGGCAGCGCTTTTTCGTACGCTGCCGCTATCTCCTCTACGTCTGACGACTTAACTTGTTTGATAAGGTTGATCCACGACATTCCTGATCGACCACTCCTTAAACGCTCTGTGCTTTGCCATTGTGTCTGGACACTCGGTTGACGGAGGTATCCAGCCGTGTTCTCTCCAGATCTCCTCGACAAGCCTGAAGCGTTCTTTCCTCGTCTGAGTCTTGATTAATTCTTGCCAACTCATAATAAGCCTTTCGGGAACGGATAGACTGCATCAGCGTGAGGAGTCCCAGGCCGCGGTGCATTGAAAAACCTCCTTTTGTCTAACTCTGTAGGCTTCCAGAATGCTTCCGGAGCCTCAGACTTGATGATGTGAATGATCCTCTCTAAGACCGGAGAGTCATCGGAAATGTTTGCAGGACGCTTTGCAAACGCTTTTTTCAGCATGGTTTGGTGGTGTACGCTTAACATATCAAAATGGCACTGAATCGTCGTCATCGACTTTGGTTGATCTTACTTCCCCGTCTTTCTGCTGGAACTTTAGCCCCAGATACTTTCCGTCGGAACCCTCGTTAACCCATCCTGAGATCCAGTATTCAACCCCGTTAATCATTGCTGAACCTCGGTAGTCTGGGTGTACGTCTTTCTCTTTCTTCTTGTTCTTGCTGATTGATCCTGTTAGTTCTTTTGGCATAGCTTTTCTTCCATTTGAGTAACTTCGTTGAGAAAGGCAACCAGATCAGCCTCGATCTTGGTTAGCTCTTCCGGTTTAGGCTCGTAACGTACGATGAATAACTGTAGATGTTCAGGAAGTCTTGGGTCAAACGAAACAAAGTCGCACCAAGTACGTCCAGTGACGAGCATTTGAGTAAGCATTTGTGGCTTGTATTTAGTGGGAACCTCCTTAGAAAGTAAGTAATCAACATGAGTGTTTGAGTTGGGACACTTGATCTCGATCAACCCTGAGCCTGCAAACCCATCAGGAGACGCTCCAAGCCACTTTATCGACTTGTGGGTATGAAACCCTGTCTGCTCGACGAAATGCCCTGTGTGAACCTCGTAGGCTGCTCTGGCGACAGGTTCTTGTTCCGTACCCCATTGCATAGCTGCGTTCGTGAAGGAATCGCTTTGCAGGCCCGTTAAACGCTCTGTAACGAGTTGAATCTGGTAGTTCCTGCGCGTAGCCGTTCCTGCCTTTGCAAGCGCGTCTGAGGCCCGTGAAGCGGTTAGATGTCCTAACCTTGCCTTGTACCAATCGTCAGATCTTTGTTCCATTTTGCACCTTTAACCATCCTCGTTCGATCATTGTTTGCATCGTGTTTATGTACGCTTGGTTCCAGAAGTCTCGACGTTCTTCACGAGACATGTCTTTCCCCTGATCCAAGTATGAGTGACACTTGAAACACAGTGATGCTACTAAAGCATCAGAGACTTTGATTCCCATGCCTTTGCCTTGGTTTCGATGAGCAGCGACCACAGTCCCATCCTCTGCAAAGCATGACCCGCAGGGGATGTATCTACAGGCTTCAAGCAATTTTTTGTTTGTGTACATTTATCTTCCTTAGATCAAGTTCAGCGTCTTTCATCTCATCAGTCCAGATCAAGCCCTTCTCTAATGCGTACTGTAAAAGTTGCTCCACCATGTCCGAGAACTCAGATACCGTAAGCGAAGCAGTGGAAGGCTCGATCTCTTTTACCTGACCGCCAGGGAGTTCAACGACCCTTGATGGCAGAAACCTCGTCTTAGCCCACTCGTGCCAGATGTCCTGGGTGTACTGCTGGCCCATTAACTGTTCCGCGCAAGCTGTCAGGATCGACCAATAAAACCGATTCTGAGCAGCTGTGCGAGGGGGTTTGGAGATAGTTACCATGTAGCCTAGTTCAGTGGCTTCTATGGCCTCTATGACCTTCCTGCGGTCATTCTCAGTTGTTAGGATTGATCTCATTTCTCAGATACCAGTTGTAGTTAGCTCGGAAGGCTCGTCTCTCAAAGTCAGTGAACTTGTCGTGACGATCGGAGAACATAGCCTCGACCATGCGCCTCTTGAATTGTTTGCCGTCAACGTCAAGCCACATCAGATAATTGTCGAGCCCTGACTCGTAAAGGTCTCCGAATAGAAACCGCATGGCCGTAATCGTGTCATCCGTCGGTCTAGTTTTGTAGGGTGCTTTGCAAGCATCATCGACTGCTAGTTGAATCACAGACCAAAGCAGTTTCTTGCAACGCTCTGTCTGGATCGAGTCCAGCAGTCCTTCTTCAAATGTGTGTAGGTTCATTTTCGTTTGTAGTAGTAAGCCCAGGCTTGCCTGTAGAGTTTTTCTTTCGTAACCAACTTGCGAGCCTCGAGTGCGCGAATCATCTTCAAGGCATTTTGTGGTGTGCAACCAAACTTGTTTGCAAGATCGTTGAGTGACATCCAGTCATCGAGCGCGGTTAGATAAGCCTTTTGTGTCGGTGTCAGCGGTTTAGACTTGTTAAGCATCATCCGGCCAAACTTCTCCACCGACTTCAGGAACTCATCTTGGTGTGAGATGAGAACCCCTGATTGCTTGGCAATAGAGAGAATCTGACTCATTTAATCTCCGTGAGTTCTTTCTTGCGCTGTTCCTTAGCTGCGTCGATTTGTTTAATAGCCTCAGGATCGTTCTTAAACACCTTGTACGCGCCTGTGAATACTGCCTTCAAGTCATCAACTGTTTTGGCCTCTGAGAGCGTTTTTATGTGGTCGTCTATAGATGGTTTCTTTTCCGAATTTGCTTTTACCTCATGAGTCGTTGCGTCAGCATCGTTATCTCCTTCAGTTGGTATGCAAAAGGCTTGAAAGGCC